TATGGATATGTAAAATCTTCAAATGTTGGTGTTTGGTTTGGTGACATAGCTGTTATATTAACATTAAAATAACCATCATAGTTTATATTTCCAAGATCTAAACTACCAAGAAGAGGAACTTCAGTTGGTAATGTTGTAAAATTTCTATTTTCAAACATATTATATGAAAAACTATCTTCACATACAACCCCACCACCAAATTCAGAAGGTACACATTCATTTGTATAAGTAAAAGTACCATCTCCATTATCTACAACAGTACCATTTGTTGGTTCTTCTATAAATCCATATGTATATATCCAAGTAGTATCCCAATTAAGTTCAACCATTTCTTCCATTTCTTCAGGAGTTATCTCACCATATTGTAACAACATAAGATAGAATTCACTGGGTGTAACAAATGGTAAAGTAATTGATGTTTGTGCTAATAAACTTAGATCATTATAAAATAAATTTGGATAAACTGCGAGAGTTTCACTACATATAGGTTGAGTATAATCATTAATACAACCAACTATATGATATAAATCCATAATATTATATGAACCATCACCATTTGTATCAAAAGCTGCCATACATTGTGGGGTTTCAACATCTGGAACATTCATAATATAATTCATAGCGTTTTGTATATCTACAACATTAACTACACCATCACAATTAACATCCCCCAATAAAATATTACCATCACAATTACAATTTTCTGGAGAACCAGGTTCTGACCAATAACATAAACTACAATTATCAGCTACCCCATCCCCATCTGAATCCCAAGCTGAATTTTCACAAGATACATTAGCAGTAGAATCATAATTTAATGCTGAATTATCCATACAACCTAAAATTCTTTCTTGACAAGAATTATCTGGTATTGTAGCATAATAATCAGCTGGTAAATTTTCACAGAATGGAAACCATGTTGGATATTCTGGATAAACTTGTGTACAACAGAATTCTGATATACAATTATAAGCTTCTGGATTCATACATCCAGAAATATCTACATCTGCAGCTATATCATTTAATGTTATAGGTTCAAAATCAAAATATAATGAATAACCCCCCTCTGATGCAAGTGTATTACTTTGATAACAACCTAAACTATTTACAAAATTCATTAGATGTTCTGGTAGTAAATTCGTTATATTTTCTTGAGTATGATCTGGATTAAGACTTATAGTAAAAAGTTTAATTCCACTATCTCCAGCTTCATGAATAGTATTATATGGAATACCAGCTGGACCCCAATTAAATGCTACAAATCTAAATACTCTATTATCTGTATTAATATTTCTATCAAAATCATAACAATTAACAAGTGGATTATAATCCCATTTTGCAAGTATACCCATACCAGCGTCATTTAATACCTGTAATTCATCATCCGTCACTCCAGCTTGTTCTAAATTGACACCACCTGTCCAACCATCAGTATTTACATGTGGTTGTATATGTTGATTGTTTTCAAATCCTAAATCTTCTGTATCAACAATAATATCTATTCCAGCTCCAGAATAAGTATATTCTTGATGATTTTTTATAAAATGACTAGCGTTAAGATTAATTTCTAATCCACTAACAGATAAATCATCCCAAGTAGGAAATGTAGTAGAGGTTGGTGGATTATCTAAAGATACCGAACCATCGGTATTTTGAGTTCCTCCTGGTTGCCAATACCCACCACAACTAGAACAAATAGTTCCATTAGGAGTTGATGATGGACACCAACCTCTAATAACAGTAGTATCAGCATTTTCAGTACCAACCCATGTAGGTAAGTACCAATGGTAAGTTGCATTGGTTATCCATGATAAAATACCTGAAATATCTTCATCAATATTAGAATCGAATTCTTGTGGTTCTTTATATGTACATATATGATTTTCACCTTGATTATTTGATTTTATACTTATAGTGAATGACATATTAACATTTTCATCATTTCTTTCAAACATAGCATCTTCTATAAACAATGTATATAATGGTGTACCTAATGAACTATTTAAATTATTTAATGGTAAGTAATTATAATTTATTTGATCTAATGGAAAATTCTCTGGTTGGTGAAATTGATTAGTGAGTACATCTTCTTCATATAGAAATTGAGTAAATAATGGTGAAGAGCTAGCTGTTGAAGTACTACTACAACATTGTGGATGACATTGATTAGTAATATAACATGGACAACCGCAAGTACCACTTACAAGTCCACTAACATAAGTACCAGGATCACATGGAAGAGATAAAGGACCAGCACAACCCCACGATGAACCCCCACCAGGTGGGTACAAATCAGGATTATGTATCTCTGGAGATTCCCAACTTGGTCCAACACCATTTTCTTGGTCACCTTCATTAGTTTCCCAACCATATATTTCACCATCATGATCACCATCTTGATTATCTATAAAAACAAAGTTTTGTGTATATCCAACTGAATCAAGTGAACTCAATCCACTATCATCATAAGTAACTTCTATCTTTGCTCCTGTTTCATCAATAAATTGAATATTATCTATATAATTTACTCTACCAGAAATATCAAATTGTACTAATGTTCCACAACCAGCAGGAATTGTTCTCGTATCTGTAGAAAAAGCAAAAACTTCATTTTTATTACTAAATATTTTAAAATCTTTTGGATTTGTTGCTATAGAAGGTGAATTATTAATATTATTAGGAATAGAAATTTTAATAGGTTTATTAGCTGATAAATAATAGTTTTCTAATCCAGGATGATTAAAATTAATATCCAATGGAGATGTCATAATATAAGTTTCTCCTTCTTGAATATTATCTAATCCACCATACCATTGGCACTCGCCAGTTTCACTACAAATATAATCAGTAAACTGAGTCTGACTTTTAATTCGTAATCCTTCTGGTAAAGTATCTGAAAAATATGTATAATTTAAAAAACCAACATCTTCAACATAATTTGAAGGAACACCTGTAACTCTACAATCATAAATTTCACAAAATGTCTGATCAGAAGAATTATTATTATAATTTGGTACAATATTAAAATCTTGAGTAGAAACTCCTACATCACCTATATATGTTCTATCTGATGGTTTTATAAAAACGGAAGCAGCCCCTTGCAATTTAAACTGATAAGCTGCTAAATTAAAATCTATATTATATAATACTGCGTTAGTATCACGATCAAATACTATAGTATTTATAGGTAAATCACAAGCATTATATCTATAATTTTCGTTTTCTGGCATAATTTTTTAATTTATTTTTCAATTTTATTGTTTATAACCTAGAGCCCTATCCATATCAGATTTTGATATAAACTCCACTTTACATTTAGAACCATAACCTGATTTAGCAACTATATCAACACCTGAACCTGGAATATGTTGGCCAGTGTCTTCAAAAAATCTTGCATGAATATGATTTTCCCACCACATTTTTTCATTATTTAATGGAATCATTTCACCTGTTGTATCAAATTGATTTTCATTACCTATATAAGGAACTTCAAAATCAAAAGAACCTTCTTCATCAACATATGGATTATAAGTAGCTACTATATAATACCACTCAGTATAATTAATTGGTATTTCAACATAATTAAAAGCCATCTTATTATTATATTCATAAGCTAAACCATAATCTTGATTCATTGTAGTATCTAGTCTTGGTAATTCTTTAGTTCCAAAATGTGAATCTCTTAACTCACCATCATGAACAACTAATCTTACAAATCTAGCATAATCACTATTTAAAAATGCTCCAGTTGGTAAATCGACAGAATTAAATTCTCCATCTTCTTCATAATCGTCTTTAGATATAGTAAATGTTTCTAATTTAAATCCTTGTGGATTTTCACTTCTCGTTGGATTACCAAAATTAAATAAAGTTCCTCCACTGGTTTTTGTTAAAAATCTTACCCACATTGAAATTGTAAAACCTCTTCTAGCCCAATTTGGATCAAATTCATTATCTCCTACTATTCCTATATCTTTATCTTGTTCATTTCTTACAATTATAGATTGATTAAGATGTCTTATTTGTAAATATCCAGCACCACTAGTAGATCTTTCATCCCTGTCATCATCAAACTGACCTTCAATACCATAATCTAAATCTCTAAGATAATCATCAATTAAAGATCTCATAGATTCTAAAGATTGGCCAGATTTTTCAGCATGTCTTTCTAATCTAACTATATTACCAACATTAGGGTTTGAACTAGGTTTAATCCCATATTGATAATTCCAAGATTCTTGACCAGTTATCAAATCTATCCAAGTATCAATAATACCATCTTCATCAACATCCAAATCATATCCTTCTGAAGTTTCCAATGGTGATGGTCCTATTAAATCATTAAATTCTGCAAACAATCTATCAATTCTTTGTTGTCTAGTTAATCCTCCAGGAATTAACTCATATATATTTGTATCAAGAACTTCTTCAGCTAAATCTGGATTTATTCCTTGTTTAGATGTAACAAAAGGTAAAAATTGACTTAAAAATTCAAGAATATTTTCTGTTAATCGTAGTGGTGATGGTTCTATTGTATACATACAAAGAGACCCACCCTGTTCATTAGCTTCAACATTAACACTTGGTCCAAATGCTATCCAAGCATCATAACCATAAGTGTCATGTGGAGTTGTATTTGAATCGTTTGGATCTCCTTGACCTGGATTATATCCAAGATTTTCCATATCTGGAATTGTATAATCAATACATCCCGCAACACCATGTTGAGAACATAAACAATCATCTACTACAGAATCAATTTTTTGTATAAATTCTTCATCAAAACCACCTTGTCTATAATCCTGACCATATAATATTTTAGAATTAAATGATTCAACTTGATCACTTGTCACTATTGGAGTTCCTGTAACAGTATCTACCACTCTAGAATATTCTTTAAGATCTATACCATTTTTTAGAACTATCTCTAAAATTATATCAGCTAATTTTTGTGCAGCTTCATTTCTAGTAGCCATAACCCTTACCCCTTAATCTTAAATTCAAAATCATCATCAAATATATGTTCTTGATTATCATCATATTTTACTTTAATTAAAATTTTATAATATCTATCTGTTTCAAATCCATTTAACCATTGTACAAAATAATTTGATGTTTCATCACAACTCATAGATGTATATGAACTAAATGGAACTATTGTTTCTCCTGTAGCTATATCAACTATTGAATAACTACCACTACCCTCTGGTATAAAAGAACCTGATACTTCTTGAACGGATGTAGAAAAAGTTTTTTGAATATATCTTTTTCTAGCACCAAATCTAAATTTAACCTTTTCATCTTCTTTATAAGTACCTTTATTTCTAATTTCATAAATATAATTATCAGCTAATCCACTTGAAGTTATTTGTAATAAACTTCCAGTATTCGAACCTGTAACAGGTTTATGATCATCCCAACGAACTTCAAGTTTTGGTGAATAAATTGTATTAGTATTTCTTGAAAAGAATTTTAATTGACCAAATGTTTCAGAATTTGTTTCCTGACTTCCGCTAAAACTTAATAATATACCATTATTAGCTATACCACCAGATACAGGTGATTGCATCTCATCAACATCAGCATTTATAACATTTTCAGCTGAACCACTTAACCAAGCTCTAGCTATTCTTGTAATATCCATTTCAATATCAGGTTTACTTGAAGAAAAAGATTGTGATACATCAAAACCACTTTGACTTATAAATGATGAACCTGAAGTTGTCCAACTTATACCACTACCACCAACAGGAAATTTTCTGAAGTTCCAACTAGCTCCATCTTTAACTTGTGGATCAGAACCAAACTTACCTCTACCCTCATCCCAAGATTCTGATATAGCATTACCTGTTATATTATAATCTGAAGATTGTTCTTGATTTCCTTCAGCTTCGTAAAGTTTTAAATAAAATTTTGAACCTGTATTTTCTCCAAGACTTGGTGATAATATTTCACCACTATTTATTGATTCGGATATATTTGTTAAATCAAATTGTAACATTACTCTTGTTGGATAATCAAAAGATAAATTATAAAATTCTTTTTTTAGTTCAAGAATTTCATCTTTACCAAAATTTTGTTCAGTAAAAGCTTTACCATCGGTTTTTCTTGAACCACTTGATATCCAAGTTGTTTTAGTTGGGTAAATAAAATGATGCATTAGATTACACTCCCTTTAATATTTTGATTAGGATTTTTTAATTCAAATGTTGCTGGTTCTACAGATGGTAAAATTATACCATCGGATGCAAGAGTTCCATCATAAAATTGATTAAAATTATATTCATAACCATAAGCACCACTGTTTACAGCATTATTAGAACTAGCCCCATGAGCTGTATGTGGATTATCCATATTATAATCCCAAAGGGGAGTTGAAAATAATGAATTTCCACCAACAGCATTACTTAAATTATCTTGAGTTAATTCAACATAATTTACAGACCTTACACCTTCAATACCCATAAGTAAATATATAACATCATTAGTATAAATAGGTTGTCTCATTTTCATATTATCTATATTAAAATAATTTGCAATAGCATTTATACATCTAAGTTTAACTTCATGTTTATTTGATTGTTTACTAGAAACAACTTCAAAACCAACACCAAAATTTATTATATATCCATTATTGATAGTAAACTCATCAGTAATCATTCTATATTCTAATAAATAATTATTTAAGTTATTATGTAAAAGAGTTGGAGAATAAGATAAATTTTTTCCATTATTATAAGATAAAATATAAATTTCTATAGCACCATGTGTTGCAGATGTAAGTTCTCCAACTTGAAGTTGACCTTGAGTCACTAAACTATTTATTTCATCCATAGTACTATATACACTACCATAAGCTTGTTGTGTTCCAATATTAGTATTTACTAGAGTAATAAAAGGTACAAATTCATTATTCCACCAGTCTGCACCATGTGTAGTAGTTGTAGGTTCCGCATAACCAGCTCCAACTGGATTTAATATTTCATCAAATTCTGCATTTATAGAATCTAAATTTGAATAAAGTAAATTCATATGTTCATTTATTGATGAAAAAGTTTGTGTTAAATTACTTTGTCCGGAAACTTCCCCACCTAAACCACCACCTCTTCTAACTGAAATTTTTGCAATATTTCCAAATTTTGCTGGCATTGATAATATACGACTTTGATAATCTTCTCGTGTTACACATCTCCTTTGTGATAGAAAATTAGCTTGGGTATTTTGTTTAATTTCAATTATACTTTCCCCACTACCTCCTCCTCTAGCTGCTTCATCATTTCTTATAGTTGGTGTTGATCCATTACCCTCAACTATTCTAGTGATACTATCTAATACAGTTAAATCACCTGTTGGTACATTTGCTTTAATTCCACCACCCGCTCTATATCTTATTGTTAAAGTTGTATTTTGAGGTATCTCACCTAAAGAAGCATTACTATTAGCTGATATTAATGGAGATATTTGTGTATCAAAATTTGTTTCATCTCCTGGAATTGTTATTCCAGCTTGTTCAGATTGTAAAAAACCTTGAACTAAAGATCCAGTAGTTGGTGTATTTAAAAGTCCATTTCCAAATGTAAGAGAAGTTACATTATTTGAATCTACATCAACAACAAACCTTTTAGAAACATTTATATAATCTAAAGTATAAGGTACCGGTATTGTTTCTTCTGTTCCATCAGCTATACTATAGTAAGCACTAGTTCTATTATCCTCCGACCAATGTGTTTCTCTAGGTATTCTACTTTGAGCTAAGTATTCAACTTCATACCACCTATTATTACTTGAATCATAAACATCTATTATTTCTATAACATCTAAATCTGGTAATGTAATTCTTTTAAATTTTTGAGGACTTCCAATAGTAGATGTTGTTGATTTTATTTCTCCAGAAATAGCCTTTACTTGTTTAGTTAAAGTATATCCAGTAACCATTCCATTAGTATCTGTAGAGAATACTTCAAGAGAATTATCTTGCCCTTCAACATCTTCAGAACCACTAATAGTAAAATCTACTACATCTAATGTTTCAAAGAAAACTTTTGAATTAGTAGATGATTGTATTTTCATACCCTTAGCTATTACTTGAGCATCACTCATGAGTGGTTGTATATTATCAATATCACCTGTTGTAGTACCTATAGTTTGTTTGACTGTTAAATTAACAAAAGCAGGTGAACTAGATTTTGCTTTATAACCCATCATCTTAGCCATATTAACAACATTTCTTCTTTCTTGTGCCAGTGGTAATAACATTTCTTTATATTGTTGATCAATATAGAAGGATAATACATCTCCAACATACGCAGACATTTCTATTAACATCATACCAGGTGATGTCTCATTGAAATCCTTATATGAATTTGGAAAATATGTTTTTGCATATTCTACAAGATTTGATTTTAAAGTATTAAAATCTTTATTTAAATAATTAACATTCATTGTTTCATATTCTTTATTAGAATAAGGCATTTATTAATCTCCTATTGTTACTTGAACAGACTCAAGTGTATTTGGATCTTGTGTAATATTAAACACTACATTTATATATATCACATTTTGACCAATATTGTTATCAGCTGGTGTAATATTTATATCTAATTTTCTAACTTGAACAAATGGTAACCAAAATTTAAATGTATCTCTAATATCAATGTCAATTAGTTCTCTTAAATCTTCAGTATATTGTTCAAACATATATTTTCTTAAATTTAAACCTAAATTTGGTTGAAAAAATCTTTCACCTTTATGTGTCCTTAAAAGATTTGCTATATTATTTTTAACAGCTGTTATTGTATCGGTTGTTGACGCAAACCACCCTTCAGTTCCATCGGATTTTCTAAATGGTAAATCTATGCCAATAAAAACATTTTCATCTCTGTCATTTATAAATGGTTTTTTTGATAAATCTTTAACTGCCATATTTTATCCCTTTACAATATTTTGTTTTAATAATTTAACCTTTGTTAAGTTTTCATTTGTTTGTCCAGGATCAACTGGATTATTACCTATATATGCAAAACCTTTAGTTTTCATAACACCACCTTGACCACCAAATCTTTTTAAATTTAAAGATGGTATTAATACACCTTTAGTTCCTTGTGTAACAACTGATTGAACTGGCCCACCAGCATTACCACCAAGACTTTGTACAGATGGTAAGACATCAGCTTGTAATGGTGCTGCTGTTGCTAATTCTTCAACCTCAAGTACAGCTTTCATTTTTGTAATTGTAAATGTTTGTGCTGTTAAAAAATCTTGAATTGCTTTAGATAAACCCTCTGATAATTTTCTCATATGTTGATTATTAACATTATCTAAGTCTTCATCCTTCCTGTCAACGGAATTTAAAAAAGCATTTTCTATATCTCTTGCTAATCCCATTATATACCTCGTTTTTGTTTTGCTTTTTGATCAACTTTTTTCATAATACTTCTATAATCTTTTGTAAAAATATTTTTAATACTGTCATCAACTTGATTTGGATTAACACCCATTGAAGCAACCATAGCATCAGCATTAACTTTACCATCACCATTCATAAGATCACCATATTGAGAAGACATAACTTCATTCATTTTATTAGATGTATAAGTTCCTCCACCCATTGTTTTCCATTCATCCGATTGTGCTGTTTCATTCATAACTTCATTAAGAATAGAATTTTTTGTAAATTGTTTTTTCTCAACAATTTTCTTTTTTGGTTTTGGTTGAGAAACTTGTTGTGTTGGTTGTTTCAATTCAGTTATTACTTCATTGATTGCTAACGCAACTTCTTCTCTAACTATTTTTCTTATTAATGTTTTTATATTTGTTTTCTTTTTCATAATTACCTCTTTTATTTATGTTGTTTCAGTTCCCTCATCATCTTCATCAGAATTCTCTGATTCTTCTCCAGTAGCTTTTTGACCATTATCTTCTATAAAATGATATTCACTCCAAAATTTAGGACTTGCTAATTTATCTTTTAATCTACTAATCTTATTAGTTGTAGGAGGATCAATAGGTCCAGATAAACCTGATATACATCCTGTAACTTTTAATGTTTCAAGTGCTTCAACTATTTCCAATAATATATCATTTAATTGAACTCCTAAAACTAAAGGTTCTGCTTCTTCACCATCTTCTATTTTTTGTCTAGCTTGCTTCCCTAAATAAATATTAGAAGATTCAATACTTGTATAATTTTTAGTATTAATTGTTAAATTATTTCCAGCACCAAAATCCATATTTATAAAAGAAGATAAAGTTATATTATTATTTCTAGCATTAAGTGTAATTTTACCAGAATTCATAAATATTTGATTAGCGAATAATGCTGTATCATCTTCAATATTAGTACCAAAATCATAATTAAATTTATTTGTCTCCTCTGAATCATTACCTCCAGCTACTAATCTTGGATTTTTTTCAACTCTATCTGAAGCTAATATAAATGGACCTATATGATCTTTTATACTTCCAGCTGTTATCATATCTATTATAGAACCATCTGAATGTAACTCCCATCCTTGTCCTGGATTCCTACCATTAGATATTCTTATTAATGGATGTGCTCCTCTACTTCCAATTCTTATACTATTACCATATCTACCCTCAAACAACATATCACCATGAGTATCTATTTTTCCATAACTACCATCTTCCCCTTTAGCTATTTGTGTTGGGTCATCTAACTTTGGTATATATGTTTTTTGTAGTCTATTTATCTTAGCTACTAAATAATTAACAGGTCTGTTGGTTCTAATCTTTCCATCACTGTCATTAATTCTATCACCACCCATTTGACTAACTTGTCTATCACCAAAATTTAATGTATCTGGAGAAAAATTTGGACTGTTAATCGTATTTAATGGTCCCAAATAATAATCAACACCACCAAATTCACATAATAATACTGGATCACCTTTTATAGGAATATCAACTTGTCCTCTTAAAAGAGGATAATATTTTGTTCTCTGCATAGCTTTTTCTGATGTTTGTTCCCCATAATGTTTTCTAGCTATTATACAATTTATATCTCCAGGTCCTCCATAAGCTGGAGCTTGTTCATTCAATACGACATCTAAAACAAGTCCAGGAACAAATTGTAAATATATTGGAATATTTTGTTTATGTCCAAATTTATGTTTTATAGAAGTATTATCTGAAGTTACAAATACACCCATAGTTTAATTTCCTAAATCTATTGTTTTATTTTTTATATTATCTAATCTATCACTTTCATTCTGTAAATCAGTAACAGTATCTTGAAGTGTTGCCATTAACTCATCTTTTTCTGATTCTGATAATAACAAACTTTCTTCATTAGCACCACTTGATTTAGATATAATTCTTTGTAACACACCAGCAAGTTTAACAAGATGTTCATCATTCTTTATTGAAACATCCATATATTCTTTTATGATTGGTGCAACCATAACTACATCATCAATTGTTTGAATAAAACCATGTATCTCTTGTATAAGAAGATCTATTTGTAATTTTTTCTTTTGTGAATTCTCATAGATATCTTTTGTTAAGTCTTGAAAGGTTTTACCCTTAAATATTTCGTTATTATCTGACATACAATTCTCCTAATTATAGAATATAACTATTCATATATAAATATAGAATTTGTAAGAAAAGAAATAAAAATAAAAAACCTACTTGAAGATAAGTAGGTTTTAAACTTATTTTAGGGGATTAAAAGAATTTATTTTCTAATAATTTCAATGTTCCGTACTTATCATACTTTGAAATCATTGATTTATATTGTTTTTTTAATTTATTTGTAACTCTAGTTATTTGTGAAGTCTTTACATCTGTCATTTCACGAATTAAAATATAAATAGCTTTTTTATTAAAGTTTTCTATTTCTTCTCTTCTTTTTAATAATTCAATAATTGAATATGCTATTTTAATATCATCTTTATTTTTAAAAATACTATTTATATTTTTTTCTAAATATTCAATTATTTCTTCTGTAAAACCATTTATAAATTCTGAATTATCTTCATGTCCATGTATTTTTCTATTTAATACTGAAATATCAGAATGTGTTTTATATTTTTTATAGTTATTATTATTATGTAGTATTAAATAATTTTTTGCAACAACTGAAAAATAACTAAATGCCTTTGAACCTTTTGTATGGTCATATTTATGCATATTCATCACCATAAAAGAAACAACTTCATTTTTTACATCCTCAAATGGGTCATCAAAATAAGTAAATTTAAATGTATTTATTATATTTTCAGCTAATTTATCGAATGCTTTATGAATTTCTTCCTGATAAATTTTATTTCTTAAAGTATAATCTTCCGGATTAGAGTTATATTTTATAATAGCTTCTTGAACTTCTATTCCAAAATAAACCTTTCTTTTTGGTTTTCTTCCTGGTTTTTTCTTAATTTTAGTTTCTTTATTTTTTGTTTTTGCCATCACCTATCTCCTCTATTTCCTCTGTTTCAAATACATTATTTAATAAATCTTGAATCTCTTTAAGTTGTTCAAAAAAGAATCCTGTTTCATCATCTGATTCATAGTGTCCTTTAGAATCAACATTTTTTATTTTTTCAGTTGCGAATGTAACTATTTGTTGAAACTGAATAATTAAATCTTCATATTGATTTATTCTTCTTAATGAAAAATATAATAATGTAGTTGTAACTACACTAATTAAAAAGAATAAAGTTAAAAATATCCATAACCACATAATTATCTCCTACGCAAACAATTCATCAAATTTAGCTTTGAGATTGTCTACCTTTTCTTTTTCATTTTTATCTTTTGGAACTTTTGTATTAACTGGTTCTGTTGTTTCAGTATTCCACATATCACCTTCAATATATGTAGCCATCATATCTGCTTGATGAAGAATATATGGCATATGAGAACGAAGTGCAAAATCTGGATTATAAGTCATTAAATAAGACTTATTAGCTTCATCAAATAATCCATCAGTTAACTTAATTCCAAGATATTCTTTATCAGTAACCCTAACATTAAAATGTTGTAATAACCATAATGCTCTATCAGGAACTTTCATATATTGTAATTCTGGATTATGTGAATAAATCTTCCCTTGATTTATTCTATGCCAATCTGATTTATTTGGAATATAATAATCATGTTCTAAGTCACCAACCTTACCCAAGTCATGATGCATAGCTGCAAATACTAACTCCTCGTCTGTAAAGTTTATATTAGCTCCATTCTTTTCCCACACCTCTTTAAGTTGTAAAGAGAATCGAATGATGTGAAGAACATGTTCCACATACCCACCTGGCATAGCATTATGAAAATGTTCTCTTCCACTAGCTGGTGCAAACATCATTCGTTCTTCAAAATGTTTATACATCTTTAAAAGATTTTCTTTTCTATCGTCACCAATAAAACCTTCAATGGTGTCTAATAGTTTTTTCCAATTGTCTTGTATTTGTTCTGCTGATAATTTTCTCATTATTTTACTCCATAACCATTTTTTGTAAATTTAATTTTAGATTCTTTTCTCAATTTATTTCTATATGAATCAAATGGTATTCTTATACCCCAATTCAAATATGCTTTTAATTCTCTTTTAGAAACATAACCTTTATTTGAAATATACTTTTTCATTTTTAAATAAGAATCTGTTTCATTTTTTAATTCTTTTAATTGTTTTTCTGCTAAAACAAAATGTTCATTATATTGTTTAACAATCTCTTCCCAAGTATTTTGTTCAGCAAGTTCTTTTGATTTATCTGAATATTCTTTTCTATAATTTTTATCATCAAGTATTTTATTTATTTTATCCATGAACTCTTTATCATCATTAAAATATATTCCAGCATAATCAGCATATTGATAATAATAATCCTCATTTAAAAATATATAAGGTGTTCCTACACTCATACCATCCGAAGCAGAATTAACCCAACCCTTATGATATGACTTACCACATACACCAACCCAACATCTTGATAATTCTGTAAAGTATCCTTGTCTATCAAATTTATCTATGTAAATATATTCTCTATCTTTTTTACTTGATAAAGGCACCCACACTTTAAAGTCTTGTCGGTGTTCCCAAAGTTTATCCATTTGTTTTAAGAACCAATCATAACTCTTGTAACTATTTGGTCTATGATTAAAGACAATTATCTTTTTATCAGTTGGTGGTTCTTTTCTTGGACCTTCCACATTATCCCAACCTCTTGGTAGTGGTTTAATTATTTCTTCTAATCTATCAATATGTTTTTGTTGTAAGAAATCTTTTGCGTGTTCTATAATTGTATCCTTAACAGCTTGTGAGTTAACACCACAAGTATTCATTTCTAAAATACCATTAAAGTGAGCATGTAACATACTCATATCATATTTAGCAGTAGCTGGTATTTCTATATAAGCACTATAACCAAAAAAGATTGGTTTACAATTAGTAACATTGTAAAATAAATTTTTAAGTTGAAGTGTATGTTCAGGTAGATAAGTGTAAACAAAATCCCAATCTTTGTTTTTCCAATCAATGATTTCCATTAATCGTTTTGTATCAAAATGACATCTCATTGTATTAGGATAACTTGGTTGTTCATAAATCACTTGTTCAGTATTTTTATATTGAAAGCCTGGCATAATTTCAGGAGTTAATACTGTAAAGTGAACATCAGGTCTTAACTTTGTTAAATGTTCTAATATCCTTGACATTATAATGTAATAACTATCTTTAGTAAAATCTTTTTGATAAGTTATGTTAGGATAAACTAAACATCTATATTTATATTCTACTTTACTATCTACTTCCTCTGTAAATTTATTTATGTTCATTAAACAATTGCTCCAAGATATTCGTCTGCATTCTTTGAACTCTTTTGTTTGTTTTGAGTCGCATCCAATCCCTTACCATTCCACAATACAGTAAATCCACCATTCTTATAAGATACTTCCCAATGGTCACCTTGATATTTTTTACCATTCCAAGCTTCAGTTGGACTTATATTTTTATCATCAAAAGTTTTATAACCATCCGCGGAAATTATAGATACTACTTCTTTTGTATCATAAAATCTTTTAATATCTTTGACGAGGAGTGTACCATTTTCTAAAAAAGATTCTTTATTATTTTCCCACCAATTATCCCAGAATGTCTCTCTACCGTTCAATGCATTACCTTTAAAAGATCTTGTTTGATCATGTATAGTTTTTAATGTATTTTCTTCACTAGTTAAACTACTTGGATCAAGTTTCCATTTCTTTTTAGCGGCTACTATTTTATTATATTCTCTAACAAATTCTTCTATAAATTCTTGTTTATTGTTTAATTCATAGGTAACTGGAATTGAGTAGCTCATCTGACTACCATTAAAAGTTCCATCTACTTGATACTTGTCATAACTATGATTTATATTATCAACTATAGTACGATATAAATCTGATAAGAATCCTATACCACTTGTTAATTTTTTAATACCATTTTTATCAACACAAGAATCAAAACAATCAAACATTAATTTCAAAACATCACAATGTGTTTTTAAATTTTTAATGGTATTTTTATAATCTTTATCCGTTATAGATTTAATAACCATAGATGAGAGAACATCAGCAGTTATTATGGGACTTGTACCATCTGATAACGCAGCTCTCCTTTTTCTTTCAAAAAGAAAAAGTTTTTGAAATACATCTTCATTGTTACATCTAATATTATTACCAATATACTCTTCAAACTTTTCACCTAAAGGAGTAAAATATTTATCTAAAGAAACAAAATCACCTTTAATATTTTCAAGTTCTAATGGAATAGATTTTTCATGTTGTTCAAATCTATCATCTAATTCCTTTTGTGTTGATGTTACATAACTAGTAACCATTGAAATTAAACCATCATCAACTCCTCTAACTTCAGGTGGGTTTGGTGATGAATTTTTATTTTTATTTACAAATAAATCTGAAATATTTCTCCATAAAATTTTTGTATATTTTTTAATAGTAGTTTTTTTATTTAAGATTTTATCTTTCCTGTCTTGTGGCCATTCCGATATAACATATGTTGTTCTATTATTTCTTTTATTTGGAAACTTATGTATTATACATGAACCATCTTGTTGTTCATTTGTAAAAGTTATTTTGTCAGTAAATTTCTCTTCTTTAATAGTAGAATCAATTAATGGTCTAACTAAAAAATCAAGTGTAGAATATGTTTGTTGTCCATCTTCACCCAACCAATGTTCTCCATATTTATTATATAATTTTTTCATAATTTTATAGTCTGTAGAATTTAATCCAGCGTATTTTTTATTATACTCCACATTATCTTTAGATATATGAACCCACATCATATCAATATCCTGTAAACCTAAAGCAGTTTGATATACTACATCCAAACATTGTTCTTTACTCCAGATATTATAATTTGAATCAATACTATTCCCTCTTTGTTTTTTTCTCATAAATCTAAGTAAAGAAATTTCTCCATTTGATTTTTTATTATCATTTGATTTAGTATGTTTTTCAGTACTTTCCAATACTTCTTTGATGGTAGGATTAACTACGATAACTTCAGGTATAGCAGATTTGACTAATGGTGAATCTTTCATATCCTTATGTAGATTCTCATTCTCTATCTCTTCAACCATTTGATTATCTTCATCATTTAAAAATTTAATTGAATTATTATTCAATTTAATATCATTAGTTTTTTTACTATTTAACATTTTTTGTTTATATTTATTTGATGTTTTTATCATTTTATTAATATACCTCTATTTTGCAATATAAGTCAAGCATTTTTTTTATCTACCAACTTCACTTATATATTTTTCTTTACATTCTT